GATTCTGTACTAGAATTATATTCATAAACTGATAAATCACCACTTGTGTTACTTGCTAAATTATTTGGTTGAATAAAGTTATAACAACCTTCTGCTAAAAAACCAACAGTATTAAAACTTTTTAAAACACCATCAAATACATCAGAAGGTTTATATTTATAAGAATCTTGATCCTCTTCAATATTACCATCATCATCAAATGTTGTAGGTTTACTAACAAAACCTTTAGATACAAAATACAATGCAGCAGGGTCATCTGAATTGTAAGTATGAGGTGATGACCACCAATCCATACTTGTTCTTAACCAATTAAAATCTACAGGTATTGGTGCGTTATTACCATAGGCAGCATTCGTTGTGTTTATTGTAGATTTTATAGACATATCAGTACCTATTGTAAGTAATATATCTTTTATATTGTGTGGTGCATTTTTCTCATCTTCATTACTAAAAAACTCATCTTTTGATTTACCCCAAAAACCATAAGAATCTGTTGCTGTTAGATTAAATTCATAAGGAAACGGCATATTTTCAATAGCATCAAAAGCAGGTTGAACCCAACCAAACCACCATAAAGCACCCCTATTCATTGGATCATTACTTTTGTAAATTCTTATGTAGTATTCTTTATATCCTTGAGAAACTGAATCATATAAAAAACTTTCATCAGTAGCATTTTCTACTATATAATTAAGTTTACATTCTGAACCTAAAAACTCTCTATCTCTTGTACCTCCTTGCCCATTCCAAGTAATCTCAAATCCTTCACCTCCTGTATTAAATTCAAGTGCAGGTGCAAAATATTTTTTTACGCTTATTTCTTTTACATCTCCTACAAAGGCAGTAAGAGGGTCTATAGATAATTGAGTCCCATTTGATGTAACGATTTCTGTATGTACACCTACTGTAGTTAATAAAGATGTAGCTGCTGTACCTAATTTGACCTGTACGCTTCCAATTATATCTGTATAACCATTAGATGCAGCTAACTCTATTGTAACCTCATAAGCTACACCACTTTCGAGAATACTACCACCACTTAAATCATATTCTAAAGCATCACTTGATCCTGTCGAATGTCTTGCTGCACCTCCATTATCAGAGGTATAAGCCCAATTACTCGCATTATTCCAATAATTATTAAAAACTGCTACACTAGAGAACTCTCTAGCTGCTGGTAATTCAGGATAAAGTTGTGTACCACCTGTAGTATTAATATCAGCATAATCTTTCTTCCAAATTTCAATAGTCCAATTTGAACCTTTTTCACCTAGAATATTAGTGTATCGGTATTTACCAAATCTTAAAGCCATAATTTATCTTCTACTTTTTCTTCTTTGTGCTTTATCAAATACAATCAATAAATCATCTCCCGATATTCTTACATCGGGTATTACAGTCTCACTACCACCTAAAGCGTGGTTAGGTATAATTGTTCCTGAAGTGCTACCTGGATTAAATAATTCTGGTCCATTTTCTCCTACCATATATGATGTGTTTGCAAGTACAGGTCCTCCACTTGCTCGACCCTCTAATGTGTCAAATAGACCACCACCCATTCCTATATTTTTAAAGTTTGCTAAAAAACTAGAACCACCTGCTGCACTTCCAGGAAATATAATTGACATTAAAGCAGCTAGTATAGCAGTTTGAATTATCATCTTAGCTATTGACTTTAACATTTGTACAACAAGATTACCAAACTTTTCTCCAAAAGATAATGTTCTTTCTTGCATTTCCTCAACTCCATCAACCATCACTGTAACCATTTCAGTTTGTTGGTCAAATAGACTTGCTAGTCCCGAAGAGAAGTTAGTCATTACACCACCCCAAAATTCATTAATTCGGTCTTTCGCAGCTTTAGTTTTGTCCTCTATGTTTTGAAGGAAAGTCTCATAATCTCTTAAAAAAGGAAGAAGAGATGATCCATCGTATTCTATTATTTCGTCATCTTCTGTAGGGTCAATAATAGGGGTAACAGTAGGGTCATCTAAAATTTGACCTGCTGTAGAGCCGATTTCTTCTAAAAACTTTAAGTAATCTTTAAGTGCGTCTGTAGCTGTATCATAAGATTTAGTAGCTTGACCAAGTTCCTCGCTGTTTTTTGCTGTTGCTGCCTTTACCTTTTGACTTATTTTTATGCCTTGTACTTGACCCTGAACATACTCATACCCACCTATTACTGCCTTTTCAACAAACCTACCTCCATCATCTAAGACTCTATTTAATTGTTGCTGCGTGCTTAAATTCTCATTTAATTTTACACCTAGCTTTTCGTATGTATCCCTTAACCCTTCGTTAGCTTTATCTTCAGCTTCAATTACCTTTGTATTAGCTTCATTTTGAGCAGCCATTAATGCTTGTATCTTTTTTGACTCTGCTTGGAATCTCATCTTTTTTAATAAAGATTCATTTGCTCCTTCTAAAGCTTTCTTAATAGCTTCATTTTCTACTTTTTCAGCATTAAGGTTGGTTAAGAAATTAGGGTATTTAGTTTGAAGTTCTTTTATTAACTTTATTCTTTTTTCTGTACCTTCATTAGCACCCATCGCTCTAGCTGCTAAATTTTTTAAAGCGTTTTGCTCTTTTTCTAAAGGAGATTTTGTTTCCCTAGATGAATGAGCTAGTGATATAAATGCTGTTGCTAGTGCTGCTACACCTATAGTAACTGGGCTGATAAGTGATATTAAAGCTCCCATACCCATCATTACAGGTCCTATTGCTGCCATAACACCACCAATGGTAATTATTAATTTTTTAGTATCATCATCTAGCAAACTAAATTCACTTGCTAAATTTGTTACTTTATCAATAATAGGCAATATAGCATCTGCAAGTAAAGCACCTAACTCAATATTCATAGACTCAATAGCAGATTGCATTTTCTTTACTTTTGCAAAGGTTGTTTTACCCATTGCATCAGCCATTTCTTTGAGTCTACCTGTATTTGTTTTGTACTCTTTAGTAAGTTCGGCTACTTTATCTTTATTATTAGCTAAAATAAGTAATTGGTTAGCCGAGGTAACACCTGCTAATTTCATAGCTTTTCGTAGACCCATCTCACCTTGAGTGGCTAGGTCTAAGACTTTTGTAAAATCAACACCTTCTTTGTTTAACTTCATAAATATCTTACGAAGTCCAGTACCTGCTTTAGAAGCCTTAATACCATTATCCATCAAGACACCCATCATCGCAGCTAGTCTATCTAAATCTACCCCTACAGCATTAGCTGAAGCACCTGCGTGACCAAAGGCTGTTGCGAATGTATTAAGTTGTATAGATGAATTTGCGGCGGCTGATGCTAAAGTATTAGCTACTTTGGTTGCGTGAGATGATTCTAATTGAAAAGCGTTAATGGATGTAGATACAGTCTCTGCTGCTAAAGATAAATCCTCTCCTGTTGCTAAAGCTAAGTCTAATATGGATTGTTCCATATTTTTTATAGCAGTAGGATCAAAACCTTTACGACCTAAAACTAATTGTAAGTCGGCTACTTGAGTAGCAGTAAACTGAGTAGTTGCACCTAATCTCTTAGCTTCTGCTGTAAGCATCTTAAACTCTTCGGTAGTTGCTCCAGTTACTGTGTTTACCTTCATCATAGCGTTCTCAAAATTAGAGAACGTATCGAAGGCTTGTTTACCCATAGCAGCTAAAGGTGCTGTAACACCAAAAGATAGCATAGAACCAACTCTAGCTGCTTGAGAAGCAAAACCTGCTATTGATTTATTTGCTTTACCAAGACTTGCTTCTAAGCCTTTGATATTAGCAGCTACAATTATCGATATAGTTTTAACTCCACCCATTATTTAAACTTTGATTTTTTTAGATTCTACTAGTTTGTATTTTTCAAGAATCTTAGCAATATGCTCTTTACTAGCAATATCTTTTTTGACTTTCTTAACTTTATTATCCCAAGGGAAAGGCATTAATTCTTGTGGCTTTATTTTATTTTTAGAGTGAGGTAGTATAGCAGCGTGAACAATCATTCTAGTTTGTTCCCAATTATTTTGAGATAGTTGTTCGTTGTATTTTTTGAACCCCTTGAGTTTGTTTTCAAAGGAACGTGGAGTTAAATCATATAAATTATCGTATGACAACCCCAACATTCCTAATCCAACTTGTTCTACTTTATCCCAACTAATTTCATCTACTAAATCAATATCATCATCATCTCGTTTACCACCATTACTCCTTTCCCCTTCTACTTTCCCTTTTTCTGAGGTTGGTCTAATTGGAACGCTTCAAAAATTTCATTTATCTTACCGAAATCTTCATTGTCTATCCATTGTTCAATATCTCGAACTTTGTACTTAAACTCTTCTCCGTTCTTCTTAGCACCATACTTTAAGCCATAATAAGCGATAATACCAATGTGGTCTACTTCTGTTCCTAACTGATCCATTTGATTTAACTTTAACTTACAATCTTGACAAATGTCTTTTAAAGCTAAATAGCTAAATCTGATTGGTCGTTTCTGACCACCTATTTCTACCTTTTTCATTTTTATTTAATTGATTGATTTATAAAACTTTCTTTAGTGATGCCGAACTAAGCCAAATTGTAGTTGCTTCTGTAGTAAAAGCATTTTTTATAACAAAATCAGCATCTTGTGCTTTAAAAACAACTGTATGTGTTTGACTTACTGTATTTGGTAAAATCAAATCACCACCACTATAAACATCATCAACAGCTATATTACCACCTGAATTGGTATGTACATAATATGTAAATGAATATGTATCACCTGCTGTTAAAATTCCATCTTTGTAAATACTTGTAGAAGCTCCTGTTGTTATTATTTTACCATAACCACTTTGCACTAATGAAGTTGTTGTTATTTTCCACCAAGCACCTGCATCAGTACCTACCATACCTAAATCAAATGATGTATCACCAATTAACTCAGGACCAAGTCCATTCGGATAAACATTACCAGTTCCAGTAAATGTAGCCGAACAAGTTAAATTGTCTTCTACTCCTGCATCAAAGTTTAAACTAGATACAAGTGCGTTTCCTTGCCAATGTGTAATATCAGTAGGGTCTTGATAATCGGTTGCATCATCTGTAAGCTCTATTTGCCAAGATGAAACAATGACATCAACACCATTTGTCTGAGATGCGGGATTAGCACCAGGAAAAACCATAAAATTTATATTGGTTGCAGCTGTTGTTGCATCCAAATTATTATAAGTAACTCGTATTCTAGTAAATGTAGATGTACTTAAGCCATTAACAGCTCTACTATTAGTTCCAGGTGTTGTGATAGTTGTATAAGTTCCACTTAATACCTCTACTTTACTTGGGGAAATACTACTTCCTCCTTGTTTTTCGCTATAAAAAGAAACACTTGTATCACTTCCAACACCTTTAGCGTAAAAAGTCCAAGTAACATTTTTATCTTCTAGCCTACTTGCAGCAACAGAATATTGTAACCTATTGTAATCTACACTATCATCACCAACAGTTATTTTACTTGCTGTATAAGACGGGTTTTCTACCGTATTAAAGGGATCAGCTTCTAAATTAGTTTGTGTCGCATCATCTACTAACAAAAACCCATCAACCCCACTTTGAGTAAGGTTAGTTTGTATAATGTTTCTAATTCTATCAGAGAAAGTTAAATCAACTAAAGTTCTTTCTTTAAGTTTATCGAAGAAATCAGTACCATCTAAAGGTACATCAGGATTTATTGATTGTAACAAATCGGTAGAGATTTCAAAAGATTTTGAACCACCCAAAGATTGAGAGAATCCGTTTGAATCCTTGGTGGTTACATCTCTTAAATCCATATTGGTACTATACGAAGCTGATGTACTATAAGCTACAGGGTCAAATATTGCTAATGAGCCAGGAGTAACTATTTCTATGATAACAGCATCTTCATTAAGAGTTGCTGTGCCATTTACAATTTCTAAAGTAGGAACTATTCCTACAGCACCATTAGTAAAATCTCTATAAGTATAATCACCTGAAACAACATTAGAACCAGAAGTATAAGAATTACTTGCAACTAATATTGAATCTATTACTGTCAATAAACTAGCTGCATTATTAGCTGAAGCCTCAGTAGTAACATCTTTTACTAAACCTGATAAATTAACAAGATTAAGTATTTTAACATTACCCGTAGTTCCACCATCAGGAACAGAGATAGGGTCAACAGTTTTAATATAAATCCTAGTAACTTGTTTAGCAGGGGCTGCCGTCTTAGCATAAACCAATAAATCCGAAGCGTTTTGAATTGCCATAATTAATGGATTTAAAAGTTAGTATTAAGATTGTGCTAACGATGCTGTTCCTTGTAAAGAGATTGAGTAAGTTGCATTTTCTTCTACACCTGCATCTATAGAGAGTGAAGTGATAAGAGCTGTACCTGTGTATAACATTCCTGTTAAACCAAAAGTACAAGTTACTGCTGCACCCGCCACTAAAGTAGTAAATAATGATTCTACGTCTGCTCCTGTTGGTGAAGCTATATCAACAAAAGCATCACCACTCATTTCCCAAGATTTAAGACCACCTAAGTTTTCTTGCCATCCACTTGAAGATTTTGTTGTAGAATCACGAAGATCCATATTTACAGATAAAGATGCTGATGTTGAGTGAGCTACTGCTTCTAAACCATCTGCTGTAGTTACTTTTAAAACTACGTCTGTTGCGTTTTGAATTGCCATTTTATTTTAATTTTTAATTATTAGACAGTTAAAATTTACGTTTTTGTAGAATTTCTCAGGAGTCTTGAAATAGTCATCGTCTAAATCAAGAAACCTAAATTTTGCGGTATAACTTACGCTATCTTCAGTATAAGTAACCTGAAACAAATCTAAGGCTTCTACGGCTGCCTTAGCTTGATTATATGTTGTGTTATAAGAGTCTGCAAAACAAGCGATGCGAATTGATACATCACACGAGTTAAGCGATCCACCTTTAGATAAAAAGTTTGATACGTTAGTTATTTCAAACGTAGAGCAAGGGTAAGATACACCTTGTGGTATAATAACAGGGAAAACCTTGTTGTTACCATTAGCTGTAGTGAAAGCTGCTGTGGCTTGTAATTTTGTTACTATTTCTTTTCCTATTACTGCAAACATCTAAAATCCTGCTTGTTTAATCATTTTATCTAATAACTTATCTAAGTCTTTTTCAGCTTGTAAATAGATTTGTGAATCCATTTTTTTTGCTGTTGCTAAAAATACATCAGGTCGAGGGCTTTGTGGTATCTTATTACCCTTGATTTGCATCGCAGGTAAGTTTCTACTATCTTTCCCTTTAACTCTTATAGGAGTTGTTTTACGAACAATAGGACCAACAAATAGCCCTGGTTCTTTTGACCTTCTAGCAGTAATTATACCAATTGTTTTCCAAGTTGGTGTTCTACCACTTAATCTTTTGTAATTTGAGTTACTATTAAACTCTTTTTTATAAGCTTTTTGAATACCTCTCGCTAACATATTAGCTGCGGGTCTCAATGCTTTGTTTATGGCTGTACGAGATTGTCTAGCTGTTTGACCTAGTTTTTTCAACTTACGCTGAACCTCTTGAACATTTCTAACTCTAATACCTCTACTCTCACTAGCCATATTATACTATTGTATAGATTCGTTTATATCGAGTTTAGTGTAAAATTCTATATATTCTTTTCTAGGGTCTATAATATAACTTAATATCTCATATTCTTCAGAAGTATTTTTATCAAATAATTTCCAAGTTGGCTTTAAGTCTCCTGCAATAGTTGAATCATATCTAATTTGAATAAAAAACTTTCCGTAAGATTGTAATTGGTCTCCTTCAAATTTTTCATTTATATCTCTTAAAGATGTAACACTTTTTTTAGCCCAAATTGTTGCTTCTGTACTATAAGAAGATGTAACTATTTCACCAAAAGTATTTTGAGTATCATCAGGTGATTTTAAGTAAAATCTAATATTAAATTCACCTGCCTTTATTTGAGAAATAAAAGCCATATCTTATAAGTAGCATTTATAAGGTTGTAGTAATATTTCAGAAGCCATAGGAAAAGCTCTCTTGCGATCCTCTCTAAAATAATACATATCAGACGCTATTAATTTAATCGCTTGTTTGATAGCATCAGGAACATCACTTGCTGCATCACCTATACCAGTTTGGAATTGAAAATAATAAAGTTGGTCATTAGTTCCATCTAAATCATCTGTGTCAATAGCAGTAGGTGTATCGTGTAATGTAATAGTATTTGGATTTGAATTATTATTGCAAAACCAATTAGTATTAGCAAAATAGGTGTAAGTTGTACCACTAGCTGCTAAATAATATAAACCATCTTTATTTACACCACTAAAATTAAATTTACAATCAGGGTAGTATAAACTAAACTTAGATGATAATTTATTAAACCAAAGTTTGTACTTAGCTGTAATAAAATGTCTGTTACAATAATTCTCAGCCATTTGTGTCGCAGCACTTATATATGTAGCTAACAAAGTGTCCTCATCAGAATTATCTATTCTAAGTTGAGATTTCAACTCAGCAGTTGTTACCACTTGAGTAGCAGGATAATCTGTAAGCTCTAAATTCCCATATCTATTTTGACTTGGGTTTAGATACTCGTAATTGTTAGAGTTATATATGTTATCTAAGTACGATACAGCCATTTTGGTCTTTTATAAAGAAAAGGGAAAGGGGATTAACCCTTTCGCCTTTCTGAAATTAATCTAATCTATTATTATGCAACTAAAGAAGTAGCTTTAACAAACGCAGAACCATTGGCAACACCAAAGTCCATATAGTTGTTTAATACTAATCTATTGCTTCCTGATGCAGCTTGAGTATAAGGGTCTACCAAAATATCAAGACCACCGAACATTCCAATGAATAATCGAGAGAAGTCACCATATATAAAGTCACCACTTACACCTGCTGAACGAGTACATCCATTAGTGAAGTAAACAGGGTAACCATTGATTAACATCCCTTGCATACCTGGAGTTACAGAAGCTACTTGAACACCTCTTTTAGCTTGAGCTATAAGTTCAGGAGAAGCTACATACGCTAGGTTTCCGTTAAGACCACCTGCAACACCTAAAACTTGTTCTGCTTCAACCATATCAGAAATTACAGAAACACCATCAGAGAAAGTAGCTTCTGTGAAAGTTCCACAACCTGAAGTCGCACCAATAGAAGTTGGCGCACCTGAAACTGCTGCTGTTGAGAATATAGCTGCATCAATATTTTGAGCTACTGCACGACCAAGGTCTGCCATAATAGCTGCTTCAGCTCCACCATTTTGCAACAATAATTGCTTAGAAACATCTACATAAGCAGAAAGTCTTGTTGGAGTTAATTCAACTTTACCAAAGTTAGCACCACCATCTGCTGTAGCATCAACCTCACCTTCCCAAGCAACTGAAGAAGCACCTGTTACAGGAATAGTAGTGTTAGCTGCAAGTCCAGTTAAAATGTTAGCACCTACTCTACCAAATACAGAAGCTTCACGCATAGCATCAGCATAAGCTAATACATTTGTTGGAGCTATAGCTGAAGAGCCTTGAGTAACAGCAGCTCTTTGCTCTAACATAGAAGCAGGAATACCTAAACCATTAACAGAGAAACCATTAGAACGAGCTTCATTAACAGCTTGTTCGTGCATTTCTTTCTCAACACCATCTAGGTTATTGTGTAATAAACCATTAATTGCTTTAAATACAGAGTAAGAACGAGCTTCTTTAGTTTCAGAAGTTTTCTGAACAGGAGAAGAACCTACATTTGAAGCTATCTCAGCGTTCAATTTTTCTTGACGTTCAACTACCTCAATATCTTTAGCTAGTTTGTCAATATTAGTCATCATACCATCGTATGACACTTGCTCGTCAGCAGTAAAGTCACGAGACTCATCTTTTGCCAAGTTTAATAGAGTGTTTGCGTTTTCAATCGCAGTAGCTCTTTCTTGACGAATTTCAATCGAATTTTTCATATTCGTTTTTTTAATTTTAATTCGTTACTTAATAAATTTAACTTTGAATCATCAAATGATTCCTCAACCTTTTGCTCCACTTCTTCCACTTGAGGAGTTTCTTCTACAGTTGCTTCTGTTTCGAAAGCTTCCTTAGAACGAAGTGCAACATCAGTATTAGCGTAAGCACCAACACCAACAATAGATACATCAACTAATCGACCAATCTGATTGATTTGTCTACGAGTTGTATCTCCATCTTTACTCCACTCATCATCCTCTACTGTAAAAGCAAATGAAGATTCATAAAGTAAACCTCTTTTCATTAATTCAGCTACATCATTACCAGTTGTTGTATTTGGTAAAGTAGCATCGTATCGTAATCCTCTTTCATCAACCGATAATTGTAAAGTACCTCCGATATTTCTATCAAGGATTAAATTAGGATCGTGATTAAAAGTTAAGATTACATTATCTTCTAGACGACCATCAAAGGCACGATTAGAAATAGTTTCTCTAAAGCCTAAATCTCTACTATCTGTATCGAATAAGGCAGCGTAACCACTAACTCTAGTTTCCTTTGAACTTTCATCCAAACGAATCTCGTAGTTACCATTATATATTCTAGTTTCTTTATTTTCCATAATTTACGTTTTAGTAAATTGCTATTATATCTCTTGCAGTTGTACCAGTTCTGTAAACTCTATTTACAAAAATTCCTTTTAAAAAAGTACCTGAAGCAATGTTTTTTAAAGTTACTGTATTTCCACCAACTAAATCAACTTTTAAATTTCCACCTGTACCAATAAACAATTCTGCATCTTTTTCAGACAAATCTACACTATCACTTGTAGTTATTGTTTTTCCAAATTTACCTTTATTTTTATTCCAAGGGTCTTTCCTTTTTTCTCTTTGGTCTGAACTTAATGCCATATTATCCTATATCTTCTCTTGTTGTTGATTCGCCTAAACTATCTAAAGGCATCATATTACTTTGCATATAAACACTTTCACTTGCTCCACCCATAGAGTTCATATCTTCAAAAGCTCTAACCTCATCAGGTGAAATAACACCAATGTTTACAAGTGTTCTATAGTAGTCTGCTCTTGATTTAGAGTCACCTCTTAAAAGAGCAGTTAAGTTGAATTTAAAATATTGTGAGCCTTTCTTATTGAAAGGAATTAACTTTTGATTTAAAGCCATCTCAATTCGCTTAATCC